AGCTAGGTTTTCTGAACAGAGAGCTGATCATGCTTGGATGGGCGAATGGAAGTCCTACGTCGGTCAATGCTTGAGTGGTCCCATAGTCACAGGGATACCGTTTCAAGCTCGGTATAAGGAAGTGCTTAGTGCCGGAAAGGTCAGGCCTTTAATCATTTATGATAAGGCTATTGATTATCTGGCTCCTTTGCACAAGGTACTTTACAAGCACCTTTCCAAGCAATCTTGGTGCCTTGTCGGACCGCCGACGTCGGAGAAGATATCATCTACCTGTAGGTACAAGTATCAGACTAGCATTGACTTAGTCAGTGCTACTGACAACTTGTCCCTCGAGTCCACAGAGGCCATCCTCGGTTCATTACTTAGTAAGTGTGAACGCGTTCCTGGCGGGATTCGTGAGCTTGCTCATTTGTCTCTCAGGCCGTTAGTAACGGTGAACGGTGTGATCGAGGGCGAAGTGACCCACGGGCAGATGATGGGAGCCTACCTTTCTTTTCCTCTACTCTGTCTGCAGTCTTACCTTGCTGCTCGCTGGGCGATGAGAGGCCGCCAAGCCTCTTATCTCGTCAACGGCGATGATTGCCTGGTAAGCTCAGATGCTTACGTGTCGGCTGAGTCTTATCCTCCTGGTTGGAGACTTAATGACAAGAAGACGATACGTAGCGAAGTTGTGGCTGAGGTCAACTCTACCGCATTTCTGAGTGGAGGTGGTAAATGGCGCGAGGTACGCCATTTAAGAAGGGGAGGTTTTCAAACCGATTTTAAAGGGATGCTCCATATTGCAAGCGCAGTAAGGACTTCCCGCGAGTGGACAGACGCGTTTGTCCGCTCTCGAATCGGCAAGAAATGGGGTTTCCTTCCACACCAATTGTCGCTCCATCCCAAATCTTATTCTGCCTTTTGCAGAACAAGAGAGATGTGGCATCGTTGCTACACGCAATTGCCCCTTGCCCCTTCGGAGGTGAGGAGTGACAAAATTCTAGGTCTACGTAGAGATCTAGATCCCGACGAACGATTGGCTTTTACTGCTTGGCAGTGGTCGAACGGTCGGGAGGGAGGAAGGAAAAGAGACGTCTTCTCGCCTAGCGTGGGTGAGGTACGTAGGACATACGCATACAAGGTTGTGAAGCCTTGGTCTAGACTTAGCTACGTGTCTAAGTTGAAATCGTTGAAATTCAGCGATCATGCGTATGGAAAGGTAGAAGTCGACATGCAATTCGTTCCTGACGAATATTTGTCGATAAGAGAGATG